TCATCAAAATCTAAATAAAAATAATCTGGCGCAGTTGGACGTTGCCTTATCACGTTAAAAACTCTCGCAGGGTCGCCGTCAAACGTAACCCTGTCGCCTGGCTTTAGTTCATCAATCCAGCTTGTCATGCTGCCCCCTTTCGCGCACATAAACAGCTGCGTGATGCCAATAATTATTCAAATGCTTTACTGCTTCATGCCGCTTCATAAATTCTGTTGCAATAGCCTCACGCTCTGTTGCTACAATGCTGCGCTCGTACTCAGTCCAATGGTTTTGAGTCCAGGTACGGTTGCGCTCTGCTGCTGCGACTAACTCCCCAAATTTCCACAATGGATCATAGCCACTAGAATCATTTGCATAATCCCAGCCAGCTTCCCGCGCCAATTCAATCAATTTTTCTCTAGTCATGATTACCCCTCGCCCGTATAGCTCCCGCAATCTTATTGCCGCATTCTGTATGTCGTGGCACAACCGCTTCGGCGGCTTTTGCGCATTCCTCGCGCTCCAACCAAACCAAATTCTCAAACGCTGGCAACTTGTTCATAATGTCTGGCGTGAAATCAAAACCCGCTTCGTTCAACATTTTTAAAAGTTTGTGATTCATTTCCCCCCCCTAAATTTTATTATTTGCTCTTTTGCTTCCTCTGCTCCCTTGCACACCAGCACCGTGTCACCAATGCCTCGCAAGTAGGTGTGCCAATCTTTTTGTGGTGGGCTGATCGTTCCACCCTTGATGCGTTTCATTTCCACCCACAGCCGCCATGCTGGTGCGTATAGATCGGGAACGCCTGGGCTAACGCCTTCAACCTTTAATCGAGCCGCCACCCCAAGAGTGCGTTTCTCGCCGTTTGGTATTGCAAAGATGCGTATTTCTTTGTACGTCTGGCGAAACCATTTAACGACTTCGCGTTGTTCTTCATGCTCGGTGGGGATTCGTTCAGTCATTCCATTTCCTTTTTAGAACACGATAAAACTTTCCTTCTTTTTTATATTCAATGGTTGATGGCGGTTTTCCATCATTCATGTATTTAGCAATCGCGTCAAGTTTTGTTATGCCTGTTGCAAATAACTCACGACTCCCCACACCCGACGAATTGGCCATGTTGGCTAACTCCCTAACCGCTCTGTCACCCGCATAGCCGGTGTGACGCAATGGCAAGTATTCGGTGATCGATGGGTCGGACAAATTCTTTGAATAATAACTAACGGCCAGCATTTCTTTGCCGCTGGCGTTGCTGATGTGCTTGCGCCAGTTCCAGCCGGTCACGATCATGTCCTTGGCATCCATGCCCATGATGTCGTCGTGGTGCAACACCAATGCTTTTGGTTTTGGTGGCGGGAAATCGTGGCCACAAGCTGGGCATACTTTTACTGATACAGCGCACAGCTCATGGCAGTTCATGCAAATTTTGACCGGCATTTCACCGGTGCCTGTTCCTGCTTTACTAGGTGGCTGGACATTAGTAATCGGGCCATGCGTCTCGACCACACCGGCAAAATCCAGCACTAAGCAATGGTCGATGTGATCTTTGATACGCATACCTCGACCGGCCATCTGGACGTACAGGCCGGCGCTCATGGTGGGGCGCATCATAGCGATCAAATCAATATTAGGAGCATCAAAACCAGTAGTAAGAACATTAGCATTTGTTAGCGCCCTTATTTTTCCTGTTTTAAATTCGTTAATGATTCGCTCGCGGTCTGACTTTGGCGTTTCACCCGTAATACACGCCGACTTGATGCCTTGGTCGCGTAGCGCAATGGATACGTTTTTCGCATGGTTGATACCGGCGCAAAAAAATAACCACGACTTTCTATCGCCAGCCAAACGAATCACTTCGGCCACAGCGCTGTCATTGTTGTGCCGTGTATCAACGGCCTTTTGCAACTCTGATTCGATAAACTCACCGCCCCGTTTTTTCACGCCCGTCGTATCTAGCTTGGCCGTAGTGGTCTTTGATCGCAATGTTGATAAATAGCCTTTGTAAATCAGTTCTTCAATGCTTACTGGCTGAATCAAATCATCAAAGATGGCTGGCTTGTCGGTGATAAGGCCGTGTCCTAATCTGTAAGGAGTAGCTGTTAGGCCGATTACGCGCAGCTCTGGATTGATGGCCTTTAATTCAGAAATCAACGTGCGGTAGCCACCTTCGTTTTCATGGCTAATCAAATGGCACTCATCCACAATCACCAAATCAATATGGCCAAGCAATGCAGACTTAGTGCGAACCGATTGAATACCAGCGAAAGTAATTGGCTCGCCTAAGTCACGCTTGCCAATTCCTGCTGAATAAATACCAAGCGGAGCGCCAGCCCAATGCTGACGCATCTTCTCGGCGTTTTGCTCGATTAATTCCTTGACATGCGTAAGCATCAGTATTTTCGTGCTTGGCCATTGCTGTACGGCGTCTTTGCAAAGTGCCGCCACGATGTGGCTCTTGCCCGATCCAGTAGGCAAGACTAAGCACGGGTTGCCTTTATTTTTTCCGAACCAGTCATAAAGTTGGTTGATGGTTCGGGTTTGATAGTCACGGAGCATTTAAGATTCTCCATGCGGTTGCTGCGCACAATGGCACTTGTCCGTTTCCAATGGCTTTAAGTCTGTCCACCCGAGCGGCCACCCCATGAGCCACTCGACCCACGTTGGGTTCAGACTGCCACCAGCTTGCGTTGCCAATGTTTCCGAATTCCGATTCAATTCCGATGGGGATTGACCGTTGTCTTTCCACATCCGTGATACTGGTGTTTGAAATTTTTTGATTTGTTTTTTCCCCTCTATCAACTCCTTTAATCCCCGACCATAACCTTCGCTTGTTCGTGCTGGCTCTTGTGCTCTTGGCGTTGGCCATTTCTCCATCTTCTTTTTCAATGCTTTCCTGCTGTTGCTCCCGCCGTCCAATCCTGTTGTGTTCGGCGTGTGAAAGCTGTCCACGCCATTTGGCGACAATCCAGATTCGATCCCTCTGATGGTTCGCTCCAACGTCTGCTGCTCCCAACACTCCCCATCGCGCATCAAACCCCATTGAGGCCAAGTCCCCGAGAACTCGTTCAAGTCCCCGAGAAGTGAGCATTGGTGAGTTTTCCACGAATGCGAATCTTGGTCGTACTTCGTGAATGATCCTTGCCATTTCTCCCCACATTCCTGATCGCTCTCCGTCAATACCTGCACCTTTTCCTGCTGCGCTAATGTCTTGGCATGGAAATCCTCCAGATACAACGTCAACAATTCCACGCCAAGGTCTTCCGTTAAAGGTTTGAACGTCATCCCAAATCGGGAAACTTTCGAGAAAGCCTTCATTTTGTCTTGCGGCAAGTACGCTTGCGGCATAGGGTTCCCATTCAACTGCGCAGACAGTTCGCCATCCGAGCATTTTGCCGGCAAGTATTCCTCCACCAGCACCCGCGAAAAGAGCCAACTCATTCATATATCCTCATAATTTTTATCAACCAACCACCCTCGCATTAAACTCTCTGCGAAACTCCAGCGCAAACTCATCAGGATTCGCACATACATCTGGATTGGCCAGTATTTCTTTGGAGCCGAATACACTTTCGCTTGGCTCGCCGTTAATCACATCCTTGCCATTAATCACGTAAATGGCTTGCCATTCGTTGTCGCTTTCCTTGCGCTTATACGGCACCAGATCGGGGTGCAGTACGTGCGAATCACATCCTTCGCGTTGCCAGTCAACCGGTATATCGTCAGCATCATGGCGCTCGCATCGCCATGTTGAATTCTCTAAGGCTGTTGAGTGCGCACACGTTCTGCAATTGGCATGCTTGGTTATCTTGGACTCGAAACAAAAGTCATGCGCTGGACACCAGCGGCATTGATACCATGTTGGGTCGGCCGATAATGGTTCGGGCATGCGGTCAGCCAAAGCAATGCGCTTGCCTCGCGCTACGGCTTTATCGGCCACCTCTTTGTCAAACTTCACGCGCTCGGTATAGATGCGATCGTCGTCTTTGCAAACGGCCACGTACAGCGCTCGATCAATTTCTGTTCCAAGCATGTAGACCTGCATCTGCACAAAATGCTCTGGCTTGGAATCCTCAACGCCTTTTTTCTCCAAGTCATTAAATGACTTTAAGCTATGGGTTTTGAATTCGGCGACATGCTCTTTCTTTGGTGCGCCTAGCACACCTGATTTGATTACACCGTCCAAGCTGCCTGATACGTGCGAGCCAAAAACAACACGCGATTGGTTGCCGGTCGTGCGCTGGATGTCGATGCCAATGGCGCGCAGGTCGCTAACAATCTGAGCCTCCTCCAAATTCCCACGACGAAAGACCCGCAGAATCCGGCCATCAAACTTTTGTTGGACTGCCCAGCGAAACGACAGCCACAGCCAGCGGTCGCACGGATGACCCAAGGTGGAAGCTCCTAAGTGTGGCCGTGGCGGCTCCTGACGCTCCTCATGGTGCTTGTCAATCAGGTTGGCAATGCTGTATTCTGGCTCTGGAATTTTCATGATTCCGAATCTCCTTTACGTGGACTAGTTGGGCAGGGGTCAAACCCTGCCCTTTTTTATTGGTGGGGTACTCGCTACGTCTGTGAGTTGAGCGCCGTGCATCCGCACTCGGTTCAAGATTCACAGCATCCGCTTTCCCCCATAAACTCATTACTTCTTCTGCCAAGGCGGCGCAGCCTTACCACCAGCCGCCGCTTTAACTGCCGGTGCGGGTGGCGTTGAGCCAGCAATGGCTTTAAAGCCTTTGACTTCGTTCTGGTCGCCGTACTGCTCGCTAACTTTGATAGCAATCTTGATAGAAAGTTGGCCACCGATTAACTCATCCGTGTCCTGTACCTTGGCAATGCCAATCGCTCGCATAATTTCACCCAATTGCTGGCGTCCAATTCCCTCGGCTGTTGCATTAGGGTTGCGAATGTTCAAGTTACCAAAGACGATGCGACCTTGATGCGTTGGGCCAATAATGTCGTAGCGAATAGCAATATATTGGCCAGTTCCTGCCTTGGTATTTTTCAACTCCGCAGCCGTGATGCTGGCCGTGTACCAGCCGCTTGGCAGCGGCTCATACGATTTTTCGGACACCGGCATATCGTCTGCACTAAAGGTTTGATCTAAAAAAGCCATTATTCTTCTCCTATCATGGTGATGGTAAAAGTTGGGCGACCTGGCGTGGTCGTAATTGCACCCAACAGGGGTTTGGTAATGCTCTCATCAGCCGCTTTCCAAGCAGCGGATGCAATCTCAGGTTTCCAGCGAAACAAACTACTTAAATGCTCCTCAAGGCCGTTGGCTGTCGCCAGCTCTTGCAGCTTGTCGGCGTTGATCTTTCTGTTCATCCGACCCTCGATCTTGACGACGTACTGGCCAACCTCGCGGTTTTGGGTGCCTTCAAAGGACTCGGCCACCTTGAAATGCTTGGTCAGCTTGTCTTCAATCTCACGACGGTAGGACGTTGCTGCCGCTTCTTCCATCTTGGCGATTGTCCATTCCTTGGACAGCGTTTCGATTTCGTTCATAGAATCCACTCCACGATGGTTTCGGCAAAGATGACCAGAGTCATGACTATTGCGATGTTGATGTTCATTGTTGACTCCTTATTTCCATCATGGTGTTTGCATATTCATAGGCAGCCAAACAAATATCTTCTTTTGAATCTAATCCAGCATCAGGATTCCAAAGTAGTGATTGCATCGCCTTCGCCGCAAAGTAATCCCGCAAGTCCATGCCCTTGGCCAATGACTCATAGGAGCCATCTGTCTTTTCACCAACAAAGACTAATTGTTGTGGGAATGCTTTCATTTCTTGGCTCCAATTTTATTAATGATTACCGTCAAGTCAGGCGCTTCCCAAGCGTCGAGTTTTCCAGAGCGATCCTTGGCTAACCACAAGCCATCGGAATCGCACATCAGGGCGCGTTGGGTAGCTCCCTCGGCATCCTTCTCAACTCTGAGCGCTAGTACCTCGTCGAAAAAATAGGGCAGCGATTGGCCAGTCTTGTTGCCTGGCATGCTCGGCGCGTAAAGAATGCGACCCATTTCATCCTGCGTTTTTTCCAGCTTGGCGCTCATGTATACGTGCTTGGCTGGCAGGTCACGAAATGCTCGGATAATGTCGGCCATCTGTTCCTGCATCGCACCGTAAGCAGCTCGCGGGTCTTTGTTGACCTTTTTCTCGTAGTTCAAACAGACTTCAGCGATTTCGCTGATGCTGTCAATGGCCACCGATTCAAACTGCGCAGCCTCGGCAGATTCAGCCAGCCATTTGTAGGCTTCTTGCAGCTCTGCCATCGTGGTGATTTCGATATAAGGCAGCTCGGCATCCTGAATCGATAAAAGACCGCCCTCAGCGCTTAAAACGATCGGGTTGGGCAAAGTTGGGATCAAGCTCGTTTTACCGGCACCCGCTTGACCGTAGACCAAGAGTTTGACGCCGTTACCAGCTAGGTTGCCGGTGCTTTTTAAATTAATGGCCACGGGTCACCTCCTCATAGGTCAAGTCGGTTGCGGTGTTTTCTGCGGCTGCCCAAGCATGCGCCCAATCCTCGGCGGTCTTGCCGCTGCCCTCGGCTTTCACGTTGCAGTTGTGCGCAACCAGTACGGCGTCAACGTCATCCAACTCAATGTTGTGTTGCGCGTAGATGGCTTTCGCGTCTTTTGCAATAATCATTTTTCCTTCTCCTTAAAGTCGCCGGTCAGACAATCTGGTTGGCGATTGCTTGCAAGAGTACCGAATACAAAGTAGGATGTCAACAGTTTGATGTGAAAAAGTGACGGAGTAATATAAATGCTAACTTTAGAGCAAATTAGGAATAAATTACAGGATCGCCGACTTGGGTTGATTGTTAAGGCCACCGGCCTTCACTACAACACCCTGCGCGAAGTGCGTGACAACTCTGAGGCTAATCCCACCTATAAAGTTGTTAAATTGCTAAATGATTATTTCTCGGGGACATTAAGTAATGGCTGACCTATCCAACATCTTCGGCGGCCCGTGGTCGCCACCCCCCGAAAAGATAGTCGCCTCACCTGAACAGCAATTGATTGACGCCATGTTTAGCATTGGCCTGACGCCGCCCGATCAAATCCTAATGGACGGCAAAATCCACCGGTTCAAGTCTGGCACCAAAGGCTCTGGTGGTCATGGCGATAAGCCAGGCTGGTATTTGATCTTTGGCGATGGCATCCCAGCCGGTCGGTTTGGTTGCTGGCGCATGGGCGTTGAGCAGACCTTTCGCGCTGACGTTGGCCGCAAATTGTCCGATCTGGAGGAGATGACCTACGCACGGCGCTTGGGTGAGGCCAAAACCCTGCGCGACGCTGAAATACAGCGCAAACACGAAGTCGCCGCCGACACCGTTGAGAAAATATGGGTGGGTGGTGGATTGGCCTCGCCAGATCATCCGTATTTGCAGCGCAAAGGCATCAAGACGCATGGCGCACGGATTACCGGCGACGGTCGGCTAATGGTGCCCTTGTACGGCCTCGACGGCGTGTTATCGAGCATCCAGTACATTGACGCCGACGGAAATAAACTCTATCACCCAGGCGGCCAGACCGGCAGCAAATACCTGATGATTGGCACGATGGACGAGCCTGGCATTCTTTATTTGGCCGAAGGATTCGCCACCGCTGCAACCATCCACGAAACCACGAACCGCCCTTGCGTCGTGGCCTATTCAGCCTCCAACCTTGTGCCTGTTACCGGCATCCTGCGCGAGTTATACGGCGTTCAGCAAAGCATCATTATTGTGGCCGACAACGACGCCTCTGGCGTTGGCCAGCGCTACGCCGAGCAATCCTGCGCCAAGTACGGCGCGGAAATGATTCTGCCGCCCATCCAAGGCGACGCCAACGATTACGTTAAAGACGGCCACGACCTTTTGGCCTTGCTAAACCCACCCATCGACGGCTGGTTAGTACCGATTGACGATTTTTGCTCTAAACCCTCGCCTATCTCATGGCTGGTCAAACGCTGGGTGCAATCAAACGCCTTGGTGATGGTGCATGGCCCGTCGGGTGGCGGCAAAACCTTTGTCGTTTTGGATTGGTGCTTGCGCATGGCCTCCAACACCGCTGATTGGTGCGGCAACAAGGTCAAAGGCGGCAATGTCGTCTACTTGGCCGGTGAAGGTCACCACGGCCTGCGCGGTCGCGTGGCGGCATGGAAACAGCACCACAACGTCACCAGCGCCATGAATATGTGGCTATCCAAAGACGGCTGCGATCTAAACACCGCCGCCGGTTATTTAAAGGTGGTGCAGCAAATCCGCACCCTGCCCAACACGCCCCAAATTATTGTGGTCGATACCCTGCACCGCTTCCTATCGGGCGACGAGAACAGCGCCCAAGACGCCAAGACCATGCTGGACTCATGCAATAACCTGATGAACGAGTTCGATTGCTCGGTCATATTGGTGCATCACACCGGCGTATCGGAAGAGGCGCAGCACCGTGCCCGAGGCTCAAGTGCATGGCGCGGAGCCTTGGATATCGAGATATCGGTGGTGCCTGGCACGGACACCACGCCAATGAAGCTGGTGCAACGGAAGTCAAAGGACGCTGAAATGGCCGAGCCGGTCTTTTTAGAGCTGCAATCCGTGGCTATTCACGGCTGGATGGACGAGGACAGCCAGCCAGTATCAAGCGCGGTCGTCATTGCAAGCACCGCACCAGTCAAGGATAAAAAGGACTCCAAGACCGACGGATTTAGAAAATTGTTTGAAAATGCGTGGTTTGATTCAGGAGCCGAGGTCGTTGATGGCCAGCCGTACCTGTCTAGGTCGGCGCTCAAAGAGAAACTCGCTAAGGACGGGAATGCTGAGAGAACAGTCAGGAACATGATTAATCCGAGTTACACCGATAAATTGATCGGGTATTTGATGCAGTCAGGGATGATTCAAGCCAGCGAACATGGGTGGATTATGGTTAATGAATTGGAAACGAATGCGTTACTTTTACGCAAGAATTCTTAGTATTTTGGTATCGTTATTCTTGACCCTAAATGACCCTAGGGTCATGACCCTAGTCAGGGTCAAAAAGGGGCAAAAAGTGGCAAAAGTTGACCCTCCCTGACCCCTAACCCTTAGGGTTAGGGTCAAGGGTCAATGCCAGCAGGGTCAGGGTTGGTTAAGTTTAGAGATTTTGGTTTGTTGGTTTTTTGGTACTTTTTTATTGTTGGTTTTTTATTATCAGTTTTTCAGGGGAAAAGAATGCCAGGTGGACGGCCATCGAGCATCAAAAGCAAATGGTTCAACCGGCAGTTATCCGATACCGATAAGTTGATACTGGCGGCAGCGGGTGATGGCGATTTGTCCAAAGGGTTTAAAAACTTGCTAGAAATTTATCAAGTTCTTTGGAGCCGAGGATACCGCCCTAGAATCGATTTTGAAGAATTCCTATGCGGAGATACTAACGAGCGATAAAGATTGAATACAGAGCGTTCTGGTGCGTTTTGGAGGGTGTTTGAGATGGTGTTCTTTAAGATTTTATTCTGGTCGGTGAAATGAAACAAAACGAACAGAAACGAAAGCAAACGAACATGAAACGAACAGGAACGAACAAATGGGTCGATTGTTCTGTTCTGTTCGCAGGTACCCCCCAAATGCTCCCCCCGCCTCTTTCATTTATTTTTTTGACCCCCCCTCTTTTTTTCTTGCCAATTTTCTAACAACTGATGCCGGAATGATAACGAAATGCACACCCCGCTATAGGTTTTCGCTAACGTAATGTTTGAATGTCGCGTAACTAGCGTTATGTAAAATGCGACCGATAGTTTTTTTCTTGTTAGTGAGTGCTTACTAACTTTTTTTGACAACTTTTTGATAGGGGGGGGGAGGGTGGGGCTGACAAAAAATTTTTGTTGTACCCTCCTCCCCCCAGAAAAAACGAAATGAGGAAATGATGACGAAACTACCACCACCAGTAAAAAAAAGAGGAAGACCCGAAAAGCTAACGATTCAAAAGTTCGCTGCCAATCCTCCGGCCACCTTACCGAAGACTGACAACCAACGAATCAAGGAACTGAAAGAAATAATCATTCGTTCCTCTGGCAAGGACGTGGTCGAGAAGGTGGTGCAGATTGCGTTGACCGATGGCCACCCAGGCCAGATGGCGGCGATTAAGATGTGCATGGACAGAGCCTTGCCGATTAGTCTGTTTGAGAAAGGTAATTCTCAGAGAAGTGCTGTAACGATTAATATAACGGGGTTGGGGGGGGAGCCGTTACTTATAGCTCCGGCCGACACCATTGATATGGAGCAAGGGAATGAGTAATTAGACAAAAATAATGTGATTGAGTATGCTGATACAAATTTTGTATTTGGGGGTGATATGGCTGACGGATTACTAACAAGCGGCTTAAATTGGACAGATCAACAAAAGCGAATTTTGTATGCTCGTCTTGGTTTGCTTATGAATAATCCACAGGAATTTGCTCGCCAGTTAGGCAGCGAAGCTAGACAAAGGGCCGGTGTTGGTTTGTTTGGTGAGCCTAAGACCGCCCAAGAAATGGCATCAGGTGCATGGATCAATAGTCCGTATGGTCAGCAAGCAATGCAAGCTGGTAGCGGATTTGCTGGAACTATTATAGGTAAGCCGTTAGATTTATCTTATAAAGGTTCTCATACTGCTCCTAATGCAAAAGTTTATGGAGCTACTATAGATAATCTAGGAGGGATAATGCCTACAGATGTTTATTCATCTAAAGGAACTAGGTTATATGGGATTGGTAATCCAGAAATAGACTCTCAATGGTTTTCTGCTGCGTATAGAGCAAAAGGAAAGCCAGATGCTGAAATAACTGTATATCGTGCAGTTCCTAAAGGAGTAAAAAATATAAATAGTGGTGATTGGGTAACAACAAGCAAAAGATATGCTCAAGATCATGGAGAAAGTGCATTAAATGGCGAATATGAAATTGTTGCTAAAAAAGTAAAAGCAAAGACTTTATCATCAGAAGGATACCCTTATGAGTTTGGGTATAACGAATAGCATGACATCCAGAGGATAATGCAAAATTAATGGCCGACCTTAATTTCCAACTCCTACCGTGGCAGCAAGAAGTCTTTACCGATACCTCACGCTTCAAAGTGGTGGCGGCTGGTCGCCGTTGCGGTAAGTCTAGGTTAGCGGCTACTACGCTCTTAATCGAGGGTCTGCGTTGCCCCGCTGGCTCGGCGGTGCTGTATGTGGCTCCGACCAACGGACAGGCACGACAGATTATCTGGAACGTGTTGCTAGACTTGGGGCGTGAGGTCATTGCCAACAGCCACATCAATAATCAGGACATCACCTTAATCAATGGCGCGGCGATCTACGTTCGCGGGGCTGACCGTCCCGATACGCTTCGCGGTGTGTCCTTGACCTATGCCGTGCTGGACGAAGTGGCCGACATTAAGCCGGAAACGTGGGAGCAGGTTGTACGCGCATCTTTGTCCGACAAGAAGGGTCGCGCCATGTTCATTGGTACGCCCAAGGGCAGGAACTGGTTTTACGATTTGTACAACTTAGGCGACGTTGACAAAGACGATAAGAACTACGATGCCGATTGGAAGAGCTGGCACTTCACCACCAAAGACAACCCATTGATTGACCCAGAAGAAATCGAGTCGGCCAAGAAGACGTTAAGTTCGTTTGCGTTTAAGCAGGAATACATGGCGTCGTTCTCCAACGCTGGCTCGGACATATTTAAAGAGGAGTGGATCAAGTACGGTGTCGAGCCAACCCAAGGCAGCTACTTTATTGCGGTGGACTTGGCCGGATTTGAAGAAGTAGCCAAGCAAGCGGCCAACTCCAAGAAGCGCCTAGATGAATCAGCCATTGCGGTCGTTAAAGTGACCGACGAGGGCAAATGGTGGATCAAGAAGATAGAACATGGCCGGTGGGATATTCGGGAAACCGCTGCCAAGATACTGATGGCCATGCGGGATTACCGTCCGTTGTCGATCGGAATTGAGCGCGGAGCGCTAAAAAACGCAGTTTTGCCGTATTTGAGTGACTTAATGCGTAAGAATAATGTATATTCGCACATAGTTGACCTAACGCATGGCAACCGGAAAAAGGCCGACCGGATTATCTGGAGCCTCCAAGGGCGGTTTGAGCATGGCAGGATCGTGCTTAATTCAGACGAGGATTGGGATATATTCCTAGACCAGCTTCTCATGTTCCCTGCACA